CAATGAAACACTATATACCTATTAAAGATGATTTATCTGATCTAGTTGAAAAAACAAATTGGTGCATAAAGAACGACTCTGTTTGTAAAGAAATAGCAGACAATGCACTTCAATTTTATAAAACACACTTAACTAAAGAGAAAATATTAGAATATTTTGCAGATTCATTAAAAAATATTGGTTTCTTAAGATCCAAAGGAACATTCTTGGGTGAAGATACTCCAAAAAAGAATCTTAAAAATATTGCATTGGTGACCATTTACAGAGATTCTGAAGATGGATCTAGGAAAATACAAAAGGATCATTTCTTAGAAATAATGCCAAAACTCTTCAAAAACAAAGCAAATTTATCTATCATACTTGTTGAGCAAAACAAAGGTGATCTCTTTAATATAGGTAAATTAAAAAATATAGGCTTTGACATAGCCAATAAATCTGGAATTGATTTTTCTCATATTATTTTTACTGATATAGACGTCATTCCTAATACTGAATTAATGCATTACTACTTAACTAAACCAGTAATACCAACCGCTCTTGCAATTGAAGGAACAAGATATCATTCAAGAAAAAAGAACGATGGTAAACCCTTTATGGGTGCTGCGTGTGCTTTTACAATGGATCAATTCAAAAAAATAAATGGGTATTCAAACGCATTTTATGGATGGGGAGGGGAAGATACTAATTTAGCATTAAAAATACATGAAGCCGGAATGAAAATTGGTTATCCTGAAAAAGGTGCAGTAATAGATTTAGAAGAAAAAGATGACAAATCTATATCTCTTGAAAATAAAGTGAAAGTTGTTCTAAAAGAAAAAAGAGAAAAATTAGCTTATGAAAAAATGGCTGTCATAAAGAACAATGGGATATCAAATCTAAATTACAAAATAATAAAACAAACTAAATACAATCGTGTATCTTCAAAAATAACACACATCATTGTAAATTTATTAAAAAAAGATGATGAAAATAATAAGGATTGGTTTCCAAACACATTTAATGAAGATGAACTGTTTAAATACAAAAGAGATATGCAAAAAATAAAATGGAAAATTCAAAATGTTTAAAATTGCAAGTATTTACTTATTCACATATTAAATGAGGGAGTAGAATACCTACCATTTGCTTTAATCACTCCATATTTTCTGCATTGAGTACATTGATAAAAGGTATTCGCACCTGAACCTGAATTATAAATCGTCATCGCATTACAACAATCAGAACGTATTGAGTTAGATACTATATTATTTTTAGGAGATGATGCTGGCAATTCTTTCTCTCCAAAACCTAAATAACTAATAATAATATCTTCAACTTGTTTAGGTAAACATCCTAGATTTGGACTTATTATTCTAAATCTGATACTATTAACTTGTCGTTCATAAAAAGACTTTTTTAATAAAGAACGTATTTTATTATTCTTCATTCTCTTTCCATTGACATATGGTCTAACATTCCATTCTTTAACATACTCCATTGGGTTATTTTCATCTATAAATTTACAAAGAAAATCTGCATCTAATTTAATACCCTTTTTTTTAATATCACTTATTATTTCTTCTTTCATACCTCGTTTTACACAACGAAATGATAACGGATTCTTTTTTTTTAACCAAGTGAGTATTTTATGTATCATTTTAGGAGATATAGATTCTTCAAAATTTCCTAAAACTCTTTTGAATGACCTAATCGACAATAATCTATCACCTTTGTGCACCTTTATTCTATGTTCTATCTCTTCTATAAATTTACATACATCAGCATGTGGTCTTATTTCGTACCAATAAAAGTTATAGACTGATTTTACATATGATTTCAAACTATTTATCATATCATTAATTTTTTCAAATTCGTTAACAATATTGAAATTATGTTTACGTATAAATTCATATTCTTTTTCTATTTCTTTTAATCGTTTTGCTACTTCACGTGATTGTGCACTATTTGTACCTTTAAAAGTATAACATCTATAATCATAAATGTCATCTGATAAAATTTTTAAACAAAACCCTATCGAACTCATATTATTCACTATTTCTTAAATATTCTCATTTAATTTTTAAATCATTTTTACACTACATTTAATAAATACATATTAGATAATCAATAATAATGGCAGGTGTAAATGTAACACGAAATGCTTGGAAAAAAATGTATTCTATAATGAAGTCTTCCAAAAATCAATTTGGTTTTCTATTTTCAGCATCTGCAGGTGGTTGCAATGGTTTTAATTTTAATCTAAATTTACTAGACGAAAATACGTATAAAGAACTTAATAACACAAGATTTATAAATGTTTTGACACAAGAGAATGCAACTCTTTTTATTGACCCATTTAGTGAAATGCATTTGTTAGGAACGACTATAGACTATATAACAGAAGACATTGAAAATGGCAGTTTTGATAGCAAATTTGTATTCAATATCGATAAAAAAATTGCATCATCTTGTGGTTGTGGTACTTCATTTATGCCAAGAGATATAAGACAATAATAGACACTTGTATCTTTCTGTAAGAACTTAAGGAATACATTATAATAGTAATTAATATGTGGACAACTTGGCGGAGTGGTTAACGCGGTTCCCTGCTAAGGAATTCTCTATTAGAGGCGCAAGTTCGAATCTTGCAGTTGTCGTTTATTCAAGGGGGATTAACTCAGGGGTAGAGTGTTCGCTTTGCATGCGAAAAGTCGTGGGTTCAAATCCCACATTCTCCATTAAGTTCTGTCATTTGGTTCTTTGTATTCAAAATCAAGTACTTTGAATATATCTTTTTCTGTTTTGATGGTTATATTCTCAGCACCTACAAGTTCTGATTCATTTAGTCTATAATTCTTTTGAATGGCCTGTTTTCGCATTCTTACATTAAATGACTTAGAACCTGTAAAATATAACAATGCAAACGGGTATTCCTTTTGTGTTGTATAGAGGAAATCAATTCTACGTGGAATATGACCTTTCAATTGACTGATTCCTAGTAATTTTTTTGATCCTCTACTTAATGTTTCGATTATTATGTTTGAATCAATAAGATTATCAATTATCTTATTAAAATCATCATGATTATCACTTGTTAGAATAACGTCAATATCTCCCGAGTCTTTAGCACCTCTACGATAACTCCCAACTATTTCCATTTTTAAATTCTTGTAATTCGTTACTGAATTTTTAACAAGAGTATCTAATTTTTTTCTAATAGTTTTCTCGTATTTCTCTATCTCTCTTCTCGGAATTCTTTCTTGTAATTCATCGAAATATTTCAAGCCCTTTTGTGCTGCATTTTCAGTTCCATTCTTTTTGTAGTTCTTATTAAGTAGTTCGGGTCTCTTTTTAAGTTCCTCAATCGAATTTACTTCCTTAGATAATTCTAAAGCCTTTTTTGGTCCAACTCCATGAATTTTACAGAATTGATGAATTACATTATTTTTCTCATTCTCTATAATATCCACCTTACCGTTTGTTACATAACTATTTAAATTATCTAAAATAGAACCTTTGATTTCCAATTTTTTTAATTGTTTGACATCTGTTATATCAAATTCGACTTCCAGAATCTGGTTTTTAGCCTTTTTGTAAGCATTTGCACGAAAAGGGTCTGAATTGTCATATAATTTTCCCCTGTTTTTATAGATAATTTCTATCTCTTCTAAAATCTTAACAAATTCACTATTCAAAACTTTCGCCATGTTTAGTGTTTTGTAACACTTACTTATTGACTTATCATTTTTATAATAAAAAATTAATTCATAAACTTTACATTCACTATCTATAATATGAAATATTTACATCCTTTAGATTTTATTGAAGCGTTTTACATTCTTTATATGTTCTTTTTTTTCAAAACAAACTACTCGTTTCGTAGTCCTCTAGAATACACGCATGTTTCTGATTATATGTATCATCCTACTACAAGTGGAACGTATGACAATAAAATATGTAAATTTGGAAAAGACGTATCAATTATTCTTGCTCTTTGGATCATTTTTGGCCAATACTACCTAACAAGTATCTCAAAGATTTTGCCAAATTACATAATTTTCCTTATAATTTTGATATTCTCGATATTTATGAATATGAATGCATTCGTGTATATATTACCTGTATTTGTGTATGAATGTTTAAAAGAATTTTACTTAAAAAAATAATTGAATGAGATTGGCATTCTGTTTTCTTATAAAGAATGACATAAACCACATAGAAATGTGGGAAGACTTTTTCAAAAATGCAAAACCCGAAAGATATAGAATATATATACATAAGAGTGAAGCAAACGAACCATGTTCTTCTAATTTTGTATCTCAACATTTAATCAATAAAACTGTATTAACAGAATGGGGAGGTGATTTATATTCTGCAATAAAATTACTTTATAAAAAGGCATATGATGATTTGTGTACCAAATACATATTATTAAGTGAATCGACTATACCTGTAAGATCATTTAGTACAATTTATAAAAAACTTTCTAAATTTCCAAACAAATCATCTATCAATTACTTACAAAAAATACCAAAAAATGTGAATGAAAAAAATACTCATATTACATCATTACAACGTTTTATCAACAATTCCAATAGGTGTTCTCTTTTTGCATATAATATAGATATAACACACTGGTATTATGCAGATATGTGGACAATATTAACTAGAGAACACGTGAATCTAATTTTAAATGATGAGACAATAATGTCATATTTTGAAAATGCATTCGCATGGGATGAGAACTATCCAATGTATGTACTTAGTTTTTTTAATGAATTAGATAACATAAAACGTGAAAAAACTACATTCGTAAATTGGAAAGAACCTGTATATCATAATGACCATTCAAAAAGTCCTAAAGAATATACTCTTGTAACAAGCGAAGATATAGACTATATCAAAAAAAAATCATCTGTTTTATTTGCCAGAAAATTTTCAAAAGATTCTAATATTAAGTGTTTTTTAACTTACAAATAAATTAAATGCTAATAACTTTATCCAAGTCCATCTTAGATAATTTTGATATGAAAAATAGTAACTTTCTAGTTGAAAAAAAATACTATTTATTAAAACCTGGACGACAAGAATACAGACTTTATTCCTATTTAGCAACTTTTTTTAATAATACAACTATTTTAGATATAGGAACATGTAAAGGAACAAGTGCTATCTCTCTTGCACATAATCCTACTAATAAAGTCTTAACATACGATATAATCAATGAAATTAGAAATAAAGAACATATTTGTTATAAAATACCAAACGTAACCTTTAAAATACGTAATGTACTATTTGATTTGAATAAAGATATGATAAAAAATGTTAAATTAATTGTGATTGATATAGATCATAATGGTACTGTAGAGGCAAATATATTACAAAGACTACGTGATATAGAATTCAAAGGAATAGTATTATTAGACGATATTCATCACCCAACTAAAGAACTAAGAGATCCTATGCAAAAATTATGGAATAATATATCAGAAAAGAAATACGATGTCACACAATACGGACATTGGTCTGGAACTGGTATAATATTATTTGATTCAGATATTACTATAAATATAGAATAGTTACTTGAAAGTGAATTTAAAATTCAAATTTTTTAATGTATGTTACAATCATGTATTCAATTGAAAACTTAAGTAAAACTATGCCATTGGAGTTAATAAATATAATAGAACCCTTTACAAGAAAACTCATTAAACTAGATTTAAAAAAAGAC